AATCGTTTGTTTCTCGATTGACTGGCTTAGTAGTTCTCGGCCACTGACTTGCAGCGTGCTATAACCCGGAATCAAGTCTTCAATGTACTGGCCATCTATTAGCATCGCCTCTGCTGGGCGCTGGTTGTCATCAGAACCCGTAAAGGGCGTTGTCTCTCTAAAATCATACAAAATTAAACGATCCCCTTTCGTCGATTGCTCATTCGTGTCATGCGACTGAGCTCTGTTTGCATTGGGTTTGCGGTTGCACGAGCAACCTCTCGGCCGTCAATGTACAGAGGAACCTCAATCGTTTGCTTGCGAGTGTAGTTGACATCAAGATTTGAAGACAAGGTTGCACCTTGAACGCTGTTATTGAGCGACTGCAATGATGCATCAAAGGGAGAAGTATTCACTGCCGGCATCGTAACAGCAGCACTATCAGCAATAGCTTGTGCCATGCTCGAAACGTTCCTTTGGACATTTGAGAACTTGTCAGTAAGCCCTGCATTCAAGCCGTTCATGATGGCGCTACCAGCAGGTATGAGCAGCTTGGCATCGTAACTGATTGGGCCTTTATGCTTGCGAATCCAAGAAGCAATTCCGCCAACAAAATCGGTGATCTTCCCCCAAACTGCTTTGAGGCCTTTGAAAAAGCTATCCATGATAGCGCGGCCAGCGTCAGCCAGGCTAAAATTACGAAGTGCATTGAATGCTCCTTTGATGCCATTAACTATTCCACTTACCACGCCAGTAAAACCAGACCATACAGCCTTAGCACCATTAAAAATACTAGTAGCAGCTCCAATCACAATAGACTGTATGTTGCTCCAAGCTGATGAAAAGAATGATGTAATGCTATTCCACAATCCGGAAAAGAATCCGGGAAGTGCGTTCCAAATTCCCTCGGCTGTGCTGACTGTTCCGCTCCATAGTCCTGATAAGAATGAAGCAATACCGTTCCATACGCCCTCGGTGGTAGACACAATACCATTCCATAATCCGCTAAAAAATGACGAAAGCGCACTCCAAATAGCGGAAGCGGCAGATACTGCACCATTCCAAAGCCCCTCTAAAGCTGAAACCAAAGTATTCCAAACAGTCATTGCATAAGTTTGAATAAGGCTCCAAATACCGGAGAAATACGTAACAAGGCCATTCCAGATCTGACCAGCGGCGGAAACAATGCTGTTCCAGATAAGCTGAAGATCAGCACTTAACTGTGTCCAATTTCCAGTAAGCAAATCAATGACAATAAGAATGGGACCCATAATAACTGCTTTAAGCATGTTCCAAACACCGGTAGCAACTTGGACAATCCCATTCCAAATTGTCGTCAGGGAACCACCAAAGGTTGACCATACAGCGGTGGCTACTGCAACTATTCCATTCCACAGAGTCGTGAAGAATGTGGATAGCGCGTTCCAAACTGCCGTTGCTGCGGTAACAGCACCTTGCCAGATAACTGAGAGTGTGGTTGTGAATGCTGTCCAAGTAGCTGATGCCGTGGTCGTAATCCCAGTCCATAGATTGCTGAAGAAACCTGTAATGCCGCTCCAAGCTGTCTGAATGCCGCTAATTGCAGATGTAAACGCACCCGATATAGCATTCCAAACAGTTTGCGCAACTCCTACAAGTCCTTGCCAAGCTCCTTGTAACCACGAAACAAATCCCGACCAAAGTTTTTGACCAGTTTTTGTTTGAGTGAAAAAATACACCAGACCAGCAACCACTGCTGCAATCCCAGCAATCAAAAGTACCCACGGATTCATTCCCAATATTAATCCGAAAGCCTTCCAAATACCGCCAGCAGTTTTCGCAATTGTTCCAAAATTAGTAACAACAGCGATAACACCACGAATTGGGCCGATCATCCTCGAAAAGATTCCGATGACACTGGACAATCCTCCAACGGCCAAACTAATAACCTTAAAGGCTCCCACTGCTCCTAGGATCGCTACCGCAAACGACTTAACAATGTCATTTGCAAATGCCGCCTTGACGAGTGCCGCAATTGGCTTCAGCACGTTAACAACACCAGTTAAAGCCGCCTTAACACCTTCAAAAATTGCTTTCCACGGTAAGTTAGCAATAATATCACTAACAGTTGTGATGGCTCCCATGGCTGCATAGCCAAAGTCAGTGACGGCTTGCTTGATACCATCGAAAACTCCCGAAAGCTGCCCACCACCGAACACCGAATTAAACGCATCACCCACTTTTTGAGCAATACCAATCAGATTGACAAATGCAACATTAGCTAAGCTGCCGACCAGGTCCCAGATGGTATGAAGAACGGATCCGATCCCTTGAAGGATCGAACTGAGTCCACTCATTGATTCGCCCTTGCCTAGGTTGCTAAGCTGAGTCCTGATGTTCAGGATCAGGGTCGAAAACGGTGAAAAGAAGCGGCCAATTGAAGCAAGAACTGAATCGAAGTTAATGCCTCCGATCTTATCAATAATGCCGCTAATAGCTCCGACAGCGACTTTAGACATTGCTTGCCAAGCAGGCTGAAGCTTGTTTGCTAGTGTTTCCTGAAGGCCGTCCATTGCCTCACCGACAGTCTTATAACTTGTGGCCATCTTCTGGAAAGCTTTGCTGTTGCCTGCCTTTTCGATACCATCAAAGAACTGCTGCGTGCTTATTTTGCCGTTTTGAACATTCTCAACCAGTTCTTTTGTACTCATGCCCATTGCTTTAGCAACGGCTGCCATGCCTGCTGGAGTCTGTTCAAGCATTAGGCGGAAGTCAGCCCACTGTACCATCGGCTTAGCGGCCATTTGTGTACCTTGTTCCATCAATGTCTTCATGGCTTGCTTTGGATCATCAGTGGCAGCAGCCAGGCCGCCCATACCTTTAACAAGGCGGCCGACTCCTTTTACACCTACTGATGCAAACTGTGCATAGGCAGAAGCCATGTCAGATGAACTGTAAATGGTCTTTTGTGCGTAACTCTGCAAGGACTTTTCAATCGTTGAGATTTCTGCGGGCGTTTTGCCGAGGAACTTCATGTTGCTCTCGAACGTTTGCCACGCCTTGCTGGAAGCGTCAAGTTCACCAGCCATGCTTTTGACGCCTGCACCAATGGCACCCACAACTTTAGTTAGGCCAATGGCACCAGCAATCTTACTCACAGTTGACACAAAGTTGCCTGCTGGTTTTGTTGACTTTTCAAAGCTATCACCGACCTTTGACGCAGAATTCGCGATGTTCTTGAAAGTACCCGAAAAATTTCGGTCAACGGCAGATAAAATTGCTTCAACGCTAAAACTGTCAGCCATGTGCTCCCTCCTTTCTTTCAGATAACGGAATGATTTTGCCTTCGCGCTTCAACCGCTGAAATTCGGCCATCCGTTTTGCGAACACTTGTGCTCTCTTTTGTTTGAGCTCGGTTTTGCTCATCTGTGATACTTCATAATTGGGCTCATAATTTGATCGCACGTTATCAATAGCTGCTTTCTTATCAAAGAAATCATCAAATGTCTTGAACTTAGGCTTAGGATTCTTGCTACCGGTGGTTGCCTGCACTTGCTGGTTCATCCATGCTTGCTGTGCAATTTCGTTCTGTCTGTCGACTTGCTTCAGCTGATAGGCTTCCATACGCAGCTCATACTCAACAAGTGTCATACGTTCAATGTCTCGAATATTAGAAAAGCCTAGATAGGCAAATGCGTTTAACAAAATTTCGTGATACGTTTCTTCACTACTCTTTTGAACGCTTTCGTCCTCATCTAGGCCTTCATGTTTTTTGCTACTGCTTTTACTGCGTTAGCACTGTTCATTTCGTCTGAAACTTGCTTAAATAGCGAATCTAAGTCTGAATTGCTGTCAATAAAGTCATCGACTTCACTGGCTGACGGACGTTTCTTAGATGCCACGGTGGCTGAATAAATGGTGTCTGATAAAACAGCAGCATCGTATGCGCTTAGACCAGCTAGAGCCTTTGCAACACCCATGCCAAAGTTAATGCCGTGCATGACGGCACCCATATTCTTATCCATTTCGCGAACAAAGCGGACGCCAAAGTTGAGTTCATATTCTTTACCGTTAATGGTTAATTGCATGATTTAAAGTCCTTTCTTTTAAAGCCGCCCGGGTTTCACCCGTACTGTGACTTTCTTAGGCGACTGATGACAAGTCTCTTATGCTGTTATGCTCCAGTACCAGTTCCGCCCGCTGGTGCAGTATCAGCAGTGTTAGTGCCCGGATCAACAGCCTTGTCCCAAACTGTGCCACCGCCGGTATTGTCAGTGTCAGTGACCTTGCCGACCCCAAGGAACACGTAATCAACCTGTTCCTGAGTTTCATCATCGAGCGTAGTCCAGCCGCGTTTAGGCGTACCGTTAACTGAGAATGTCACATCACGAGTCGAGTGATCGTCAGGATCGTTGTCGCTGCTGTCTTCTTGCACGGTTACTTGCATATACCATGCGTAATACTTACCATCAGCGTTCTTACGTTTGCGGTAGAGAATCCAGAAGTCGAGCAATTCACCATCAAACAGCGAGTCATACATTACGTCTGCAATTGCGGCCGTGTTGTTCAGGAACTCGACCTCAAGATCGGTACTTGCAGAGCTTCGTGTTGCTACATTGCCGTCCTTGGTAACAGTGGAATCACTGTCAACAGACGGATCAAAGGACAGCGAAGTCTGCCAAGGGATAATTTGGCCGCTAACCGTTGCTTGATCGCTATGTTTGCGAGCCAAGGCAACAACGTCCATGCCTTCTAGCACTTTTAATTCATTTGCCATGTTATGGCCTCCTATAAAATATTGAGATTGAGTATCAGCGTGGCTCGGTTGAGAACCGTGTCAGGGACACTCTGGTCTTGTGTAAACTCTTTTGACTGGTCTTCTACACGTCCATAAAATCGGTAATCATCTGTTAGAACTTGCCCAATCGCGGCACGAAAAAAGCGCTCCGCCATATCAGATACGGTGAAACGCTGTTTTTTATCGCCCCAGATGTCAATGGTAATTAGCACATTGCCATTGAGTGACGTCTTTGTTGCAATAGGAACAACTTGAATATCGCCAACAATGACGAAAGGATACGGGGCGTTCTCCTGCTGCATGGGCAAATGGTCGTAAGTCTTGTACCCAGATGATTGCGAAAACGCATAGAAATAATCGTAGAGTTCTTGCTCTGGTGATGTGATTTGAATCACCTACTTTGCTGCTTGTTTAAGCTGATTAATAAACTGAACTTTCTGATAAAGGAACGCAGGCTTCAATACAGGACGTGCCCGCATGAAACGGGTCCCGTTTTCGGTGTATGGGTTGTATTCCATCGACATGCCAACTATGCCCGTTAGGCCGCCATCTTCAAGCGATAACTTGATGCCGCGCTTGGTAGCACCAGTAGGATGAGCGTACACGGTGCCAGTCATTTGCTGAGCACGTGTCTGGAGCTGTGCTGCCTGCTGTTTGACGATTTGTTTGACAACATCCATCTTTGCTCGGCTAAGCAGACCCGCTACCAATTTGTCCATGCCTTTTATCTCCATGTTGTAGCTAATGCTGGCTTTGCTCATTTCGTCTCACCCACAATCAAAGTAGCGTTTTGAAGCGGAACGCGGTCCGTATTAAGGGCATAATGAGTCGCTTCATCATCAATCGTTAAATAGCTCCAATTGACGGTGATTGGCTCAACTAATCGGATCACCTTTGCCTTTTGAGCATAGTTTCCGAATAGCTGAGCGCTCTTGTCGGTTCCCATGTCGGTGACACTGGCAACAGCGGTGGCAACCTTTTTCACATCACCGTATTGATGTGTTTGCGGATTATATTCTTCATCATCAAGCCAGAATGTAACCTCATGATCTAACCGCATATGATCACCTCTTTGGATAGCCAGAAATGAAGCTGACGGTGCCAAGAGACTTGGCATTCTTACCGTTGGCTTCTTTCCAGTCGCTGATGTCATCAGCAAAATCATCGAAGTCATTAGACTTGAACGTGAACGACTGCCCCTCCTGCTCATAAGACGTCATGCCTTCGTTCTTACGCCGGTTATATCGTCGCACACAGACTTCCAAGGCAATGTAGGCCAACTCACTAGGAAAGGCCTCATCTGTCCGCAAGCCGAGCTTAAATCGTAAGGCCTGCGTAGTATTTTTGATAATGAGGGTAAGCACATCATCTTGTGTGTCAGTTTTGATTTCCATCATCGTCTTCAAATCCGCAAGCGTTACCGGATCAGTATCAGCCATGTTATGCCTCCTTTCCGCCGCCCTGCTTTCGCAGCACTGTGATTTTCATAAGCGACGGTGTTCAAGCTAGTCTGAAGGGACAAGCGCAAGCAAGTCTGCCTTCAAAGTCTTCCCAGTGTAATCAATACTGTGGGCGTCCAGCCATGCTTTGATCTCATCAACGGTTTGATCGCTCGTTGGTTTGACATCTCCGCTAGGGTCGAAGCCGTCGTCATTCCCAGACGGCGCTACGCTTTTGGGGCATTGATTCCAGCAACAACGAACTTCTTGTCGATCGTGAAGCGATAGTCAACGATGCCAATGTTGCGAGGATCACCAACCAGATCGTACATAGATGTTTCAGAAGCATTGATTGCGCTGTAGCCAAGACCGGCAACCTTAGTAACATCAGTGAATGACGTACCCGCAATTTGCATTGCAAGAGTACGGCGATTGATAACCGCAGTCTGGCCACCATTGCCAAGACTGTCGCGCTTGACTTCATAGCT